TTGGCTTCAGGTAAGGTTAAATCTCCGTTCGTGATTCCGGCTCTTACAAAAGCTTTTATCTCCATCTTGCTTTTGCCGGAATAAGCTTGTGCCAAAACTTGAGTGGAAAAGGGAATTTTAGCTTGTATGTCAGTTAATGACTGGTTATTATCCTGTCGTTTTCTTCCAAAAACTTCTTTTTTGGATTCTACTGTAACTTCAGCCTCTTCAATTATCGTAGTTACAGACTCTACAGTTTTACTTTCAACGATAGGATATTCATTAACAACATAAGATACTAAAGCTTTTGTTCCATCCACGCTTCTGCGACAGGTATTTGGGTTATCTTCATAAAGAGCTTCAAAATTAAGGAAGTCTAAATGACTAGATTTTATAACCGCATATCTTACCCTCGTCCTGTCCATTATCGACCTTCGCTTAGGATAGCTTGGATTTCAGGACTAGGGAATCTATCTTTTTTCTTCCTCTGGTCTGGAGCAGGTTTGTTAAGAGTCGAATGATATACCTTAAATTGTTTGATTAGTCTATTAACTAGTTCTTCTTTGTTATCTATTGGGATGAGCCCTTGAGCTACAGAGTGGTTAGCTAAATCTACCTTACCCATGTCCCACAAATCTTCAATATATTCCTCTAGTTTCGAGGTTTTGTAACGAGAGACGAAATCTCCCATAATTTGATCTAGACGCGTAGGCTGAGGTCCTTCCGTTTTTCCATGAACCTGTGTGAGCTTTTTTCCTTTTTTCTTTGCTTCCATTACCTTATATTATATTACACTTTTTCAGTTTTCCGGCTATGTTTTCTTTGTAAGATATTCTAATTAGATGAATATAGTTATCTAGAGCCCATTTGTTTTTAAGTTTATCTCTGTATTGAACATCCTTTAGGGGTTCCCATATACTCTTCTCCTTAAAGTGTTGTTCTCCATCATACTCAATTAAAACATTTAGTTTTGGTAAAAAGAAGTCGAACCTTAGTTTGTAGTTAGACCTAGGGTTAATACAAGAATCAAAGGTTTTTTGGTTTTGGAATTTTATATTAGATTTTTTTAAAAGAGACTCTATTTTTAACTCACCTTTTGAAGACCTGCATTTAGGACAGCCTTTTTTTGCTAGATGGTCTGAAGCGACTTGAAAAAAAATTCCATGAGTTGGGCAAGATATCTTTATTTTTTTATCCCATCTTTGATACTCTGAGAGGTAAGAATATTTATTATTATGGATCGCAGAACATTTTCTAAAGAAGTTATCTCTATTTCTTTTTCTTGCTCCTGGTTCGTCCTCTATATATCTTAATCTACTTCGTTTATTAATACAATCTCTGCATGTATTTAGATTTATCTTTCCCCTTCCTCCTACTTTAAAATTTTTTAAATCGCTAGACTTTTCCTCTCCACATTTTTTACAAATTGCTACAGGTTGATCCACAAGAGATTATATACAATATTTGTTTCCTTTTCTTATGTTTTCTTTTCCTGATAAAGGTTGTAAGTTATCTAATTCCCAACATCTTTTAAAAGACTCTTCTTCTGGATGGGTATACTCAAACGAAGATTGAGGAACAATATGATCAACATGCCAACATTCAGTATGGTCTCCGTTAGGATTCCCATAATTTTCCCATGTCATCCAATTTTCAAATTTAGATTCTAAATGTTTAATAAGATCTTCTACGGTATATCCGACTAGAGATTCCCATTTTCTTCCTGCTTTGTTTCCTTTTAACGCAGAATTTATATTAGCTCCCATAGCGTTATCTATCCTAAACCTTGGATCGTGTTTATAATGACTATGGTAACGTTTTTTGAGCCATCCTCTCATATAGGATCGGTTATACTCTTTATTCTCTTCTCTCCATTTTTTATTAAGTTCTTTTATCTTCTCAGGGTTGTTTAATTTATATTGTTTTCTAGCTTCTACCCTTTTAGGTTGGCTAGCCCTTTTTCTATCAAACTCTCTTCTCGATTTATTATAACATTCTTTACAGGTAGTCGGCATAGGTTTGCCGTTATTATGATTTTTGCGGAAGTGTTTTAAATCTAAAGGTTTAAGTTCTTTACAGGTTTTACAGGCCGCTTTTTCTTGATCCATAATATATTATACACATATAGACACAAAAAAACCCCAGAAAATCTGGGGTTGTGATTGAATAAGAAGTATATTTCAGCCTAAAAGGATACCTGCGAGTCCTCTAGAATCTAGAGTAATTCGACCTTCTTCCATTTCGCCAAATACACCAAATTTATCAGATCTGGAAGTAAATTGGTCATCCACTTGAGTATTGAATGTGCTAACTCCACCTTTACCATCGCTACGAGTAGCAACAGGGCGAAGAAGAGCTTCCTTAGAATTATCGACACCAACCAAGATTTGGTCACTAGCTTCAGTGAAGGTAGTTCCATTAGTTCCATCGACTCGCGTGAAACTAGTTGCTCCTGCATAGAAGTCAAAGATCTTGTTATACTTTTGTCCGGTTCCAAGCTCATTAAGCTCAACAATATTAACTCCGTAGATCTCTTGCAAACCTGCGTTCTTAAAGATCTGTTCTCGGAAGTTCTCAGGAAGCGCAATACCTGCGTGGTCCCCAGCGGCACTACCTCTAGCATTCGCAGCCGTATTTAAGGGCTCATAAGCGAATGCACGGATGTCTTGCTTAACTTCTGGCGAACAGAAGAGGTCGGTAATTCCACTAGAGAATGCCGAGATTGGAGTCCCAGAATCCCATGCAGAGTTAACTCTTCGCATACGGGTCATAAGAGCATTCAAATCTTCCAAAAGGAAGGTTGCAGTATCCGTGGAACGGATAACGTGCTTCAAATCAGAGTTGCCATAAGTCGTGCTCATGCCACCATCTGTATAACCAAGCCCTTGTCCGAGAGGTTGAATATTGCTTGTGCTTGCTTCTGCAAGGGCCTTCAATACGACAGACCATGCATTACGCTCCTGAAGTCGCAAAACCTCTTGAGCCATACGTTCAATAGCCTTAGCAGCAACATTGAGATTACCTCGACGTGCATACTTAAGTCTCCAAGAGACTGCAGACTGAAGATTATAAGTATCAAACTTCATGTCTTGCTCTGCGCTAACGTCCGTAGACGTAGGAAGACCACCAGCCATAGACTGAGACCAAACAGTTACATAACCAATTTTTTGGTTATCGAAGTGGAGATCCAAAGGATAAGAAGGACTTTCGTCCTCATCGAATGGAACATCCGTATAAATCAAACCAGACGAACCGGCAAGCGCTAGCAACTCCTGAATGACTGGGCCTACAAAAGCCGCGAAAGCTTCCTTAGCCGGATCTGAGACAGACTTACTACGAGAGCCAATGGCTTTCATTAGTTCAATCTGCTCTTGGGTATTCTTTAATTTTAACATTTTTTTAAATCTTTCTATTTTTTAAGATTACAGTTCGACCTTCAATAGGATATGGAGGTTAGCGTCGGTAGCCCCAAGGGTCTTTCCAACGAGAGTTCCATCAGTTGACGTGGTGAGTTCCCCACCAGCAGAAGTATAAACCTTTGCATTTGGAGCAACATTTCCTTCTCCACCTTGGGTAAGTGTCCCCGAATAGTAAAGAAGACCACGAGTAACGACTGGAACAACCTGTCCAGAAAGAACTGCTTGACGAGCGTCTGCTCGATCAGGGCTGAATTGAAGTTTCTGTCCATGTTCGTCGGTTTCTCGAACATCCCACAAAGTTAGGCCGAGTGGCGTATCTTTCGTTCCCAAAACTCCAGTTGTGCAATCGGTAATCTTCCAAGTTCCACCATATCGCATACTTACAGTATTTGAATATGAAGCTCCTGGAGTACCGATATCGATAACTGGACTGTCAATGAGTTGAGCGCCTGAGCCAATGATCTTGACACAAGTTCCTTTTCCAACGGTAGATGAAGCATCTCCGCTATATGCAAACATATTAATGACTTCTAGTTCATCAACTGCTCTATATGGTAGTAAATTAGGCATTTATTTTTTTCCTTTTATTTTTTATAATTTTTAATTACTTGATGAAAACATTCTCACCAAGTTTAAATTCTACATATTTAGGTTTAGAATCCGTAGACGAAGAAGCGATGGAAGTCTTCTCTACAACTCCATTATCAACTGCATCTTTGACGGTCTCAGCAGAAGCTTTAACAGTCTCAGGTTTCTCGACCTTCTTTTCCCCAATAAATAATTTGAGATCTTCAACATACTTGGCAAATGCTTCGTCGTCTTCTGTGCTGATTTCGGCAATCTTTGTAGAGATAGCTTTTTCTTGATCATCACTAAGGTCAAATTTAGTTGCAACAACATTGAGGCGTTCTGTGACTTTCTCCGAATGGAGAATCGCTGCCAATGTATCTGCAGTTTTAGTTAGGGTTTCTTGAGTCTTGGCCAACTCTTCTTGAGTCGCTTTACTCTCCGTAACAAGCTGATCATATGTCGCTTGTGCATCACTAAGGGCTTTCTCGGATTTCTCCTTCTCCTCAGTGTATTCGTCTGAAGCTTTTCTGAGCTTCACGCTCACAAGCTCGCGGCTCCAACCAGCAAGAATTTCGGAAGTAATCGTCCCGTCCTTCAAACGCTCGTTAGTAATATCTGATTCGCTTTGAATTTTCATTTGTTCAATAATTTTTACACACTTTTTCGTTTTTTCGGCATTTTCTTTTGTTTTTAGGGTAGAAGCTTCAACTTTAACGTCTTCAATGGTCTCGTCTTCGTCCTCTACCTTTTCTCCTAAATTCTGAATCTCTTCCTTCTCTGGGCCTGGAGTTGAAGCCATAGTTCTATTCTCAAGACCTTGCATTTTTACAGCAACTCCTTCAACATCTGCGGCAGGAGACTCGGTAAGACCAATCCCCAAAGGCAAAATATTTTCACCAACAATCAATCGATGAATATCTTTTCCTTCGTAAGTCCCATCTCCACCAAAACCCCTTAAATTGTGGGAAATTTCAAAGATTTTATCTTCATCTTTAATAAATTCGGCATTCTCTAAATTCTTTTCTCCAGCCTCTAATATAACTATTTCAAAGTCAGAAAACCCAACTTCCCAAGATGCCGAGACCTTCAAGAAACTTCCTGAAGAAGGATCATTAGATTCTTGCAAAAGATCAACTAATTCAGAGCTAGCAACTTTCCAAACCAATCCTCCGAGAACAACATTAAATGGAGTTAGATCATTAGCTTCGGCCATTTCTTTAATCTTCTTTACAGAGATAGGCTTGTCTGTTCCAAATTCTGAAAAACCAACATTTGTAATAAATCCGACAATACTTTTTCGGTTATGTTCTATATTGATTTGTTTATTTATAAATTTTTCATGTAAAGCTAAAGCTCTCTTAGTATCTACTGCATCTCCATTCTTATTAATCCTATTAGCTACAAAGGAACTAAAAGCCACTGGTAGAAGATCTGTATTATAATCTTTTACATCTGGTAAAAATCCTCTAACTTCTACCAGGGAAGCCTGAGAGAGGTATCTATCTTTTTCTTCTCCTACTACAACTCTAACCTGAGAGCTAAATAAAGATTTGTAATTAAATTTTTTCATATTTTTATAAGTTCGATGAGGGAGAGAGGGTCTTTCTCTAGATATAAATCCTTAATATCAAAGTTAAAATTGAGACCCCACTTTTCAATTTCCTTTTCGGCCTTGAGGGTATCGAATTCATTAATCTCTATAGAAAAAGAGAATAATTTTTCGCCTGGATGAAATGAGTATTCACCTTCTCTAATTCTTTCAATTGAGGAAAGGCGTGTGGCGAAGTTTAAAATGGGAGAGTCCGTCAAATGATTCCGAGAACATAGACAGGAGAGTTCCATAAGGAATCTTGAGAACTTTTTCTTTGTTCTCTAGGTATGCAATTATTTTTTCAGATTGCTTTACCTCTTTTTCGTTTGAATTCTTGAAATTTATAGGCATCTCTTCTTAAGAGATTACACTTTTTTAGAGCTTTTTTGAAAAAATGAGATGGAAAAGTCTAGCAATTCTTCTATATTGTCTATTTCGTCGTATTTAATCCTTAAAAGTGGAATTTCACTTTTTCGGCAAAAGGAGTTTTTTATATTATCTTTAATCTGATTTAAAGCGAAGGCTTTTTCTCCTCCCCAAGAACTAACGGGTTTAAAATGCTGTTCTCCATCGAATTCAATGGCTAGATTATAGTCGAGCAGATAGAAATCGAATCTCAAGAGCCGGTTATAACTACAGCCTTTAAAGGTTTTTTGAGGCTCAAAGTTAATTAATTTTTCAGTTAAGTAATCTCTTATTGCTTTTTCTCCTCTGGAATGATTGCACGTTGGGCATCCGTTCCCGACTAAATGAGAGCCGGGAGTTTGAGGAAAATCTCCATGAAGTAGACAAGTTATTAAAACTTTGGTATTGCTGTTCTTATACTCTACCTTGTCATATCTGTAAGTAGATCCATGAACACCTATGGCTTTTTCGATAAAATCCTCTCTTGAATCCGTGAACATTTTGGACATATTCTCGGATCTGCATTTATTGCATCTTGCCTTGATCCTAGGATTTATTCGGTTATTGGGGCTTTGCCAATAGTATTCTTTGCATTTTTTACAGTATATTTCTATTTCTGTATGATTATTGATATATTTTACCCTATCATAATCATCTTGGTCTCCATGAATTAATTTATCTTTTTCTATAAAATCTTGGGTATTTGAAGAGAGGGCAAGGCTTGTTTGCTTATCTCCGCATTTACCGCATCCCTTCCCGACAAGATGGTCGTTTGGGATTTGTAAAAACTCCCCATGCTCCTGGCAGATGACGATCACTTTTGTCTTACTATTTTTGTAATCAGCCTTTGAATAATCGAATTTATCTCCATGGACAGACCTGGCCCGTTCTATAAATGTCTCTATTGTCAACCGTATATTCCCTGCACAGCTAGGGCATCCTTGTTTTAAATAAATGTGATTCCCAGCATCTTGATAAAAAGGCCCATGTTTCTTACATATTATCTCCGTCTTCAAACAACTATTTTCAATAATGGATTGAGAATAATCATATTTGGTGCCATGAATTTTTCTGGCCGAATTCAAAAAAACTTCTTGGGTAAACTTTTGTCTTTTATCAGACATAAGTCTCTTATGCGCGGGCGCTCGCCATTCCGAAATAATAGGAAATTATTAAAATCAATGTTTGCTGAACAGAATTAGAAAAATAATAACCATCAATAACTTCAAAAGAAGTTTTCTCATTACCTCCGAAAAGCCCGAATAACCACTTAGGAGTTTTTTCTTTAACCTCTACCACAGTATTTATATCAAAAAACGGAGTAAAAAATAAAGCGACGAAAAGACCTAGAATAACAAAAACTATAATTCTACGGGTAACTTTTCCAAAATTTGTAGGAGTTCTTTCTGAAGCTTTATCTGCGAGTTTGGAAGCCTGTTCATTAGACTTTAAAGCTAACTCTAAAACCTTTTGTCTATGCCCTATAGATATTCCTACAATTTTAGAGGCAAATCCGATAGTTGCCCCAATTCCTGCGGTTATGATTTCTGGAGAAAAAGGTATCATCTTATATAATTTTACACTAAACTACAGAGATTTTGAAAAAACATCCCAAAGAACTTTTAAAACAAGACTGGCAACAATTGGCAAAAGAATATATCCAATAGTAGATTGGCGCTTTTTAGCTTGTTCTAGCCTATCTAATCTTATAGGGATTCCAGGGTTTTGCATACTATCTCCATAATAATGCTCTGTGAATTCTTTGAAGTTTTGATTCAAGCTGCACAGCTCCTTTGCAACAGAAGACAGTTTGCCATCGATTTCTGCTTGAATCTTATTAACATTGAGCTGTAAACTATGTAATTCTTTTTGAACCTCGTCTCCCATTTCATTTTTCTTTACACCCTATACAGATTTTAGTCATACATATTGTATTACAACTTTTTTCAATCCGGTTTTGGATAGTTATGTCGCATTTAAGATATCTTTGACACTTTGAGCTTTGAGCAAGTCAATGTATCTTAGTATCCTAGCCTCTAGCGTAAATTGAGGGGACCAGTTAAAATCTTCTTTAGCCCTACTTATATCTGCTTTTGTAAAGGCTTGAAACCAAGGGACTACAGATTCTTTGTATTCAATAACTGGCTCAAACTTTCTACCTTTTCCAATTAATTTTACCAGGTCATTAAATGAAATGGACTCACCAGACCCAACATTATAGACGGCTTGAAATTCTTTCTTTTTATTTTTTAGGTGCTCAAAAATTATAGAGGTTATTAAATATGAGACATCATTCACATGAACAAAATCTCTCATTTGATGGCCTCCTTTAAAAAGCTTCACAACTCCATCTTTTTCTATCTGGTCATATATCTGAGTAATCATGCTGGCAGATTTACCTTTACCCCTCTCATTTTGACCAAAAACATTAAAAAATCTAAGTCCAACAACATTTCCACCATAATGTCTTCTTTCATCCTTGGCAAGTTTTTCCATGTGGAATTTTGTAAAGGCATATGTAGTGTCTGGGTCAAGATCGTCGTCCTCCTTCATTGCGGGAGAATCTAGCGACCTCTTTCCGTAGATGGATGCGGAAGATGCATATATCACCAAAGGTTTAAAAGAAAGGTGTCTAGGGACTGAGTTAAGGATCTTTTGAAAATGGCTTATATTATTTTTTATAACCATCTTTTGATTATCTTGAGACGTATCTGTCGTTGAAGCTAGATGGACTATAATATCATATTCTTCATAATCTGGATCAAAAACTAGTAAAACATTTTTCTTAACTATATTCCTCCATGAACCTGAACTAAAATCGTCTTCTACATCAACTATGTATCCTAGCTCAATTAAATGAGCTATTACATTACTTCCAATGAACCCGGCCCCTCCTGTTACTAAAATCTTAATCATTTTATTTCGCAAGACCCTCCAGCACATGCAAATTCTTGAACTAAAGAAGTTTGATCTTCATCTTCTTTAAATTTCTTATAATCAACGTGTTTAAAATTATCCATAACATGCTTCCACAATTTTTCATCGCCTTCATCCCCATCCCTTATTTCTTCCATAGGGGCTTGTGGATAAATTTTATCTCCACAATCCGGTAAAAAGGACACTGCAGAAAAATATTCCCTGTTATCATAAATGTATTTTGCTACATCGTCCCACTCTTCATCTTTTACAATTACTGTACAAGATACGTTATGATGAATAGGTTTAGTATTCGTGTCTGACGTTCCAGGTATTACCCAATTCTTTTGTGTGCTCTTTATTATTTCCAAATGCTCTAAAGCTGAGAGGTCTTTTTTAATAACCGCTTTATTAGAAACTTCGATAGGGAACATAACTACATCATCTGTCTTATTTTCTGACCAAACACTCTCTTCACAAACTTTATCATTATACAAATTAAAAAACTGATAAGTGTTATCCATTTTATTCATTTGAATGCGTCTAACGTATCTTCTTGCATGATGGGCGTGTATCCCTGAAGAAGTCCCTAAAACTGCGCTAGAAGACCCCTCAGGCTTTAAACAGGTTGTTCTTGCTGCCGGTTTAACTCCAATTTTCTTGCTCCAAGATTTATTAACTTTAATGATATATTTCGCCAATTCAGATTGACTATCTTTATCAAGTAAGACTTTTGGATTCTCCATCATTCCTGTGATAGAACATCCCAATAGAGATTCTTCCTCCGTTAAAGTCTTGGCGGTTTTAGATAAATATGGAAAATCTGTATACCCAGCCTGTAAAGTTCCAATAATAGCTGAAGCTTTACAGCATTCTTTGAATTTTGTAAAGGAATCGCATAATCTTCCATTTATAGAAGTCAAATTACAAAATTGAACTCCACAAACTCCATCAACAACAGGTAAAAATCCTATCTCGAAGCAGTTACTCACATTACACCCACCTGTCCAATAAGTATGAGAATCGTTGTCAACCGTAATATCAAAAACTTCTTCTTCTGAGATAAGTTCTACAGATGTAATATCATAATTTGATTTAATATGGTTAGATTTAGTGATTTTAATTTTATCATTTTTATAATTTTGAATAAACCCAATAGAACTAACAAACTTTTCCCTATCAGAGGTAATATTTATATCATAGCTTTCTCTGCATTGATAATCTCCATTGGAAAATTTAACATTTTTACTTTTATTTGTTGTATAATAAGATCTTATACCAATAGAAGACAACATTGTTTGAATTTGATCTCTTAATTTGGGTGAAGAAGTTTTATATGTAATGCGATTACTTACAACGCTTCCATTAGCCGAATAAATACCTCTTAAAAAGCCACATATTTTACTTTTACTTCCATAATAAAATCGATCTGGAGATTCTCTTAAATAAAGTATTTTTAAATCATTACTAGATATAGTTGTATTTATATCATATCCATAATTATTGCTGATTTTATTTGGCCCAACAATTAAATGTTTAACTTCCGAAGTAAAATAATCTTTATCATCCTCTCCAATACAAAGAAAAACCTTGTTATTACTGGCTTTATGAACTGACCCATCTCCAACAACAAGCCCATCTATAATATCTTGAGGATCTAAAGGAGTTTTTTCATATGGCCCTGTAATATTGTCAATTGAATCACAATCTTGTGCTTCTACCTTTATTCCGTTAGAAACTAATCTGTGGTTTTCGGTGCCATAAAAAGACCCCGCATTTGTCGAATATCTATAAACTTTTTTGATACCAGTTGACCATTTCCTTAAAACCTTTGTCCACCCTGATTTTGACCAAATTTCATCTCCAGATTGGATATCTTGCATTTTTCTAATCCCATCCCTAGTTAAAATCGGTGCCCACGCTGGTTGACATGGGTTATATAATTGATCTTTTACCCCAAAGACAAAAGCTGGCTCCCCATATTCTCTAGTCCTCTTAATTGTTTTTGCAAGGTCAGAGAGGGAACAGTTCTCCCTTTCTAAAAGGACACTATTATTGGATCTTCCTCTTTGGGGGTTGAGTCTTTTCCACCAGATTAGTTTATCTTTTTTAAGTTTTTCTAATTCCCATTCTTCTATTTCTACATCTCTCTTTTCCCCTTCAAAAAGGACTTTACCTTCATAAACTTTCGTCACTTGATTATTCACTACCTTGTCTTTGGAGTGGTCAAAAGAAAAAACTTTTTCAACTTTATGATCAACTTTGGAATCCATCATATCATTATCGTCTGGCTCAAAGATGATTGATGTTGCGCTTCTTCTTACCCCTCCAGATAAGACAGCATCCGCGCAATGCATAAGGATATCATAAGCATCTACAGACTTAAGCCTATCTTGCCCTTTATATTCTATAATATGATCTAGATGCTTTTTTATTTTTACTAAAGCTTTTTTAAGTCCTTCATGGCCAGGAGCTTTTCCCCCTCCAGTTTTGAGGATAGATCCTGCAGGTCTTATTTTAGAATAATCAAAAACAATTTTCCTTCCAGAGAACGGGGTATTTTTAAAATAACAGTTTAATAAAACCTGAATTGAATCTGCCCATCCTTCAATAGTATCCTCTACTACATAAGTTATAATAGTTCCAGTCCTTGTTTTTTTATCTACTAAGTCTGGAAGTCTTCCTAGGTAGTGTTTTGAGAGTCCAATCCCTACCCCATTGCCACAAAGTAATAAAAAGAAAACTTCAGAAAAAGACCTTAATGAATCTATATGACGAACAGCACAATTAAAAATTCTTCCATGTTGAGCTTCTACTGCTTTTCCCCCGAATTGCATAGATCTCATAGACGGAACAACTCTCTGGTCAGAGACGAGATTAAACGCCCATTCGATATCCTCCTTATCTTTTTCTGAAAGAAAATCGTATCTTTTTAGATGCATCTTTTTCACTCTATTGACTGCTTCTTCCCACGTTTCCCTTCTCTTGGCCCTTTTGTTATACCTTGCGTATCTTGACGCAAAAACAAAGTTGCTCATCTCATCTAAAAAATTAATCTTATTCTCCATATATGGTTGTTCCTTTTACACTTTAAAATCTAAATACCGTTTTGACAATATTTTGTATCGTATTCCTCATTTATATTTTCATTGTAGTCGCAGGTGTGACTTTCAGCAAGAGGAAAAACTTTATTTATCTAGCATTGTCTTTTAAATCTGGAGATTCCCCCTTTAAGACTTTCTTTTGCCAATATTCTTTGCCCTCTGAAAAAATGATCCTAGGAACATTTTTCTTATCTCCAATATCTAGATGCTTCATTTCGATATCTTTAAGGTGAAGCTCCCTGAATCTTTTTTGTAGATTTTTCCTATTTACCAATAATGTTTCTAACATTTTTTTGAGTCCCCTTTATAATAATTAAGTTTTTGTATTCTGTGAGTCCAAAATTTCTAATTGAGTCTTTTTTATTTGACAGGTCCGTTTCAGCAAGGAACTCTGGGAAATTTACATATCCTTGGTTAGAAGCTTTGTTAAAAATTTGTTTTAAAGATTTTCCTATGTCAGAGTAAGAAGCTCCTCTCCTCGTATTTAATTTTATCAATTCGATATATCGGATTAACTCAGGCAACTTTACTTTTAATTTTAACCCTTGATAATAACAGGCTCTCACTGCCGCCCCAGTTTTTTCAGAACCAGCGAAAATTGGGCTTTGTAGCCCAATCATAAAAAATAGTCCTAAAAATCCACCCCCCAAACATAATTTTAAAAATGACCTTTGATTCATAGAATCTGACGCATTTTCCTTTCCTGCGATTCGATAACTGTTGCTGGATTTTCCCAGCGTTTAGTCGGAAATCCTTGTCCCCAAAAGATGTCTATCAATTTATTTGTCTTTTCGTCTTCTTCTCCCGTCGTCTCAGTCTCTTTTAAAACAATTGCAAAGTTCCCAGCTAATCCTGCCGTCAATGCAAACAAGGTCCATCCAACGATTACTAAGGATTCTTTAATACCCCAATCTCTTGTTAGATAAACTGAAACGCAAAAAAGTAGGATACACGCTGCTACGTGAAGGGTAAGAATAATCGTTTCATTTTTTCTCATATTTGTATTCCTTTATTGTAGCAGTTGGTTAAAACATTGTGAATGATAAACCCCAACTTGCATCCGTGGGGCTTGTTCTCTTCCGCTAAGTCTTCGTCTATAAGGTGTCTATAAACTTCCCTGCCATTAAAATGGTAAGTTGCGTGTATGTCAGAGGCAACCACGCCCGAAGAATAATTTGGATCGTCAAAATTAAAATCAAATTTTGTGTGTATGTTATGTCCAAAAAAATCCTTGAACATTTTCTCTATCTTAGTTAGAAAATCAAAAACATTGTTATCATTTATTATCATTGTATATTGGTATTTTGTCCCCCTGCTTAAAGAAGTGATATAAAAAAATGTTTTATTTTGTGTTTTAATAGATTTAACAAAAATATAGCCATCATAAGAAAGATGTTTGGATAGCAGGGGAAGGGGAACTATCAAAAGCCCTCCCCCTACTAAGTGAGTGAGAAATTTTTTTCTAGATATTCTCATTCCAATCATCTTTAATTCCAAGATTTTCTTCTTCTGCCAATTTGTCGTAAAGTTCTTTGTTCCGAACCCTGTTCGACCTTGATGAATTTCCGTCTATTTTTTCTACGACCTCGTCGTGAAGCCTAGCGGCAGAGATTCTAGTTGGTCGGAGTCCTAAGTGTTTTTGCTTCCCTTCAACCCAAGCTGTGACCCGAAAGGGATTTTTCTTACTTAATTTAAAAAAATTCACCCCTCTAAAATTCGTCTCAGAAATTCCTGACTTTCCTTTAACGACGTTTTCCATATTAGTGATAATCTGGAGGTTCTCTCGCCGATTATCGAGACCATTCTCATTAATATGGTCAATTACTTTTCCTTCTGGAGGATTCATGATATCCCTGTGAAGAAAAACGGTTCTCTCTTTCCCCAACTTCATAGATGTTTTTCTCCTCACATAATTGGTGTATTTCTTCTTATTAATGTGATAAGTATATTTTTCAAACAAATGGGCGTCTTGTTCATCACATAGAACATCGAATGTCTGTCCTTTTTTATTTACGATATTTTTAATCATATTACTCCCAGAACTGACCTTTAGGTTTAGCCTTTTGTGGGTGAGGCTTATTGCAATTCTTCTGATAGTCACTATATGCCTTTTCCTTTAAGGGATCAATCCCCCTTTCATGTTTTCTTTTTTCTGAGAGTTCATGTGACTTACTCCACAAATCGCCCATTGTCCCTTTCTTCTTTGCTGTTTGTTCAATGAAGTTTCTTGAATTATTATGGTCCCAATTAGCATCGAAAGACGCTTGAGGCAGCGTCCATTCCCTCTTCCACTCAATCCCGTCTTCGGAATAAACATGATCTTCAGCCATATGCTGAAAGATTTCTTTAACAATTTTAGTATTTGGTTTTTGAAACAAGTAATTTGGCATTATTGATTTTCCTTATATCCTAGGTCGAGTTTTCCGTCTTCTTTCCATCTAATAGCTTCTACAGCCAACTTATCACATTCTTCATTATATTCATGTCCATTGTGACCTTTAACCCAGTGAAAAGTAAAAGTGTGAAAGCTCAATAATTTATCGAGAACCTCCCATAAATCTTTATTCTTCACAGGTTTTCCATCAGACTTTTTCCACCCACGCTTCTTCCATCCCTCGACCCACTTCTTATTATACCCGTTTGCAACATAACTTGAGTCAATATAAATATCAATATCACAATCATTTGTCACAACATCCAAAGCTTGTATTACACCCATTAGCTCCATTCGATTATTTGTTGTCACTCGAACCTTGCCAACTATGTTCCTTCTCTTTTCTGATCCGTCAGATAAAGTTCGGGAGAGAATGGCGGCGTAGCCTCCCGTCCCGCCGCCCTTCTCATGGTTCCCACTACATGCCCCGTCCGCGTAGATTTTAACTTTGTTTTTTCCCATATTTTATTAACTCTCGATAATTTTCAATATCGAGTCTGTCATTCTTTTACAGGAAAACTTCTCCTGCAACTTCTTCCCCTCTTCATTAATAGGGTTATTCTCATGTCTCTTCACGGCCTCTTCGCAAGCATTTATAAAATCATCGTCAGAGAATGTAAACAAGTTTCCTTGATTGAATGGCCTTCCCTTGTGGAAAAATGCTCCATCGTAACACTCTTTCTTCCCATTTGGATCAAACAATACTGAATTCTGCTTTGTAGCCCAACCTTTATACCCATGAGCATTCAAAACTACAGCGTGTTTTCCAAGTCCGACTGTATGGAACTCTGGAAGGCCCCACGCTTCGCCTCCAGAAGCAAACAGTCCAATATCTAGGCTGTTAAGATAATCATTATAAAGAACATTCTTCGTCATGAATGGATGGAAATTAATATTTGTATAATTCTTCCCTTCCAAAATTTGAGCCCAAACTGATTGATTCTCTTCATGTTTAGCAAAGCTATTATAAATTGCACAGTCAAGAAAATACTTTGGATTATTCCCATATTTCTTAAGCCATGCCCGAATCATTTGAACATGACCCTTCCTATTCTCAAATTTTCCAACAACTCCAAAAGTTATACGATCTTCAAGATATTTTTTATTCGTATTGAAGAAATACTGAGTCTCAAACCCAAGGGGGACATACTCTACATTCTTAGCTCCATACGTCTCAAAAGTTTCTTTTGTGAATTGAGAGGACACAATAACTTTTTTTTGAGCATTAATGATATTAAGTTCCTCTGGGGTAATAGCGTCCAATTCATGGAATGTAAAAAGAGTCTGATCTCTTGAATAACTCTTCATTGATCCCTCAAGATGCCAAAGCTTGAACACTGGATCTGCCTTTCTATGGTCTTTTAATGCAGAGTCAATGCAGGTTTTAAGCCATTTTGCAAATTCAGGCTCTTCATCGAAGCAATCAAGGGAAAAATTGTTTTTGATAACAAAAAGAGGGACCGTTTTGTCTTGGTCCCTCTTATAGATTTCCCTTAGCACTCCGATACTTACCTGTCCAAAACTGACAGGGTTAACAACAAGTTCTAAAGAATATTTCATTTTCTTATATTAAAATGGAACGTCATCTTCAGTCTGCGTCTGTGGAGCAGATGTTCCAGTATTTGTTGAATTCCCATCGCCTTTACGCTCTTGGTCGGGAAGAACATAGAAAGAATAAACCGGAGAGTTGGGAAACTTCTCCGTATCATTGCGATATCCAATAACCGCAACCTCATCAACCCCTTCTGGGATCTTATCTACTTTAATCCTTCCAATCACGGATGGCTTACTTCCTGGATTCTTTGTTGGCCAACAGGCCAGGATTTCACTGTTTTTCCAATCGATCTTACTATTTTGTTCACTCATATGTTATCTCTTACCCATTCATCTTAAGAAGATTTGAGGATCTGTCAAAGGAAAATCTCATATTTTTTAAGAAAAAGCATAGGAGTGTAATATCTCTTTCTGACTTAATATGAAAATAAATGAAAAAAGGTGTTGACAACTATTAATAAAGTCATTATAATAGAACTGTAAGTTAACGGTACCTCTAGGAACCCCTTCCTCTTGGTTACGCTCCAGAAACAATGTTATAAGATTCACGATTCTGATTCTGAAGTGACAATATATATGTAACCTACACAAACTTTCCAGAAACTTAAAAAAACTTCGGGCTGCTAAATCCATGAAACTGACAAGGAAGTTAAATAAAGATATTTTGGCCAAGAAGTTACCTCTAGAAGTTACTCCAGTTACTAGAAACTGATAATTAATATGGAAAATACCTCTAGAACCCAGCCTCTAGGTGTTCAAAGAAACCCCCAGTAATTAGATTATTTATAAAGTACTTAGGGATTAGTTCTGAAATAACTTCAGGTACTCCTTTCTAGTTGACGTTTCTATTAATTAGGTTAATATTAATCCGTATGGAATTTATAGAGGTAAAAAAATTGAGAGTCGTAAAATTGAACGACAAGGCATCTCTTCCTAAAAAGAGCCAAGATGGAGACGCAGGGTATGATTTAAGCTCCTCTGGCTATTATGAGATCCTTCCTGGAGAGAGAGCGTTGATTAAGACTGGATTAAGGATGAAGATCCCTGAGGGGCTATATGGGCGCATTGCCCCTCGTAGTTCTCTAGCGGTTAATGATGGGATCGATGTTCTTGGAGGAGTTGTAGATAGTAATTATATTGGAGAGGTCTGCGTTATTCTCTTTAATACCCAGAAGGAGATTAAACAGCTCGATTTATTTGCTCCGTCTTCTGTCCCTGGAGTCTTTGTGGTCAAACCTGGAGATCGGATAGCTCAGATAGTTTTTGAGAATTACTCCACATTGGACGTAGAAGAGGTTTTGGAGCTTGAAGAGACCAATAGAGGGGAAAAGGGATTCGGGAGCACTGGAGCGTAATATGAGGCCAAAAATGATAGGATTCACCTCCTTTGCCGGAGCCGGAAAAAACTTTTATGGAAAACTCTTAGAAACTTACCTTTGGGAGGAGAGTGTTGATATAGGAGTTGAGTTTTCATTTGCACTTGAGTTAAGGAAGGAGGTAGATGATTTTCTCCAAAAACAAACTGGGATTTCAGCTTTTACAGAAGACAGAGATGAGAAAAAGATTATTCGTCCATTTTTGGTTTTTTGGGGAACTCACTTCAGAAGGGCTCAAGATCCAGATTATTGGGTTAAGAAGCTGGAGAAGACGATTGATGCAGGGGTTTATGATTTGCCAATCATCACCGACGTTAGATACAAGAATGAGGTCGAGTGGATTCAAGGTAGGGGTGGAGTGGTTATTTCTATCGATAGGGATGGGATTGAGGCCCCAAACAAAGAGGAGGGGGAAGAGTATCCAATCGTCAAAGCTATAGCAAAATATCATTTTTATCCAAAAAATCTCAGTTCAACACATGAGATTGGATACATAACAGGAGAATTCAGGGATTACATTAAAGGGATATTAGGAAATGAAGGACGCTGATTTAATAAAGAAAATTCAAAACGACAATTGCAATGAGAGTTTAAAAGTTCTATACGATAGATATGCCGCGCTTTGCGTAAAGGTAGTCAAGTCGTATGAGGATATTCTAAAGAATAGCTGTGATGATTATGATTTACTAACGAATAATAAGCAATATTTGGTTTACCAGGCCGCTAAAACTTTTAAAATGGATAGGAATGTCATGTTCTCTACCTGGCTTTATACTAAGGTAAGGTTCTTAATCCTAGCGTATGTCACTCGACATAAGAAGAAACTTTTCGCCCTTAGTGATGGGGTTTTAAATGCTTTTGAGAAAGAAATGTTAGAGGTGGAAAAGACAAAAAGGGAGGGAGAGAACAAGAAAGACGGGATTATTGAAACCCTCCTTTACCTGAAGGACAAAAGGATTCACAAAATTTTTAGCTATAAATATTCAAACTATGGATATAATCATAAAGACATTGCAAAAAAGATGAACATGAGTATATCTAATGTCGGAAGGCTTCACAGAGTTGGAGTTAAACACTTAAGAAAAAGATTAGAAAAAATATGATAGTAGATAACAT